GTTGATGGCTGAAATCAAACAGCTAGTTTGAATTGTGGAGGATTGTTTCGCTAGATTGGAGGTTTTTGATCAGTTGTCACCATACCCTGGTTTGATTGTGGCGAAATAATCTGATTACCACTCATCGTTCCGTCAACCTGGTATGTCTATAGCGGCGAATTATTTTTGAATTTCCGTATTTTGTTGTCAGGTTTGCGATTTCGGTAAATACTTGGTCATTTTAGCCGGGAGTAATATTGTGGCGATTTTAACCGATACCTGGGAAAATCAAACTCTGGATTTCCTCTTTCGCGGTCAAGCTATGTCGCCGCCAACCAGTCAGTGGATCGCCCTCTTCACCAGCACTGGGCCGACCGATGCTGGCACGGCCAACGAGGTTACAGGGGTCAATTATACTCGCCAGCAAGTCACGTCAAATACGTCGGGCTGGGCTGCCACCAGCACTACTGCTGGGGGCGCTGGCTCGGGCAGTGCATCGGCTGGCACTGATGGCACCATTCGCAACCAAAACGCGATCACATTCAATGCTGCTGGGGCTGGCGGTTGGGGCACCGTAACCTATGTTGGCGCGTTTTCGGCCAGTAGCTCCGGCACCCTTTTGTGGTATGCGCCGCTAACGACAAGCAAACTTATCCAGCAGGGTGACGTCGCCAGTTTTGCTGCTGGCACGCTCACTATTCAAATTGATTGATCCGTCAGTAAATACAACACAGTCGGCAAGCGACAGATTGGTCCGACTACTATAGGGAGAATATTATATGGCTTCTATGTCGGACTATCTAGAGTGTAAGATCATAGATTGGCTGTTTAGAGCACAGACTTTTACACCACCTACTACAATGTATGTTGCGCTGTTCACTTCTGCCCCATCAGACAGTGGCGGCGGCACCGAAGTAAGCACCTCCGGCACCGGTTACGTCCGGAAGTCAGTCCCCAGCGGCGCCTTAACGGATTGGAAGAGCACACAGGGTGACAACCTTGCGTCGAATCCAGCTACTGGCACAGGTGGTACTACGTCTAACTCCGCTGTTATTACCTTCGCTAATGCGCCAACTGGCACGTGGGGCACACCTGTTACCCACGTTGGTGTGTTTGACAACTCAAGCGGCGGTAACCTGTTGTTCTGGTGTGCGTTGACGACGTCTAAAAATATCCAGTCGGGGGATGCCGCACCGAGCTTTGCGATTGGTTCTCTGACGTTCCGAATCGACGACTAACCGCTAGCACCTAATCCGTGTCAACAGCAACCGTCTTTCTGACAGGTTCTGGCACCTATACTATACCGGCTGATTTCCTTTCACTGGTTTCAGTTGTTTGTATCGGTGCTGGTGGGACCTGCAATGCTAATAAAGCCGGTGCTGGTGGCGGCGCCTACGCGGCAAGCACAAGCGTTACTGGTTTAACCGCTGGCGGCACAGCGTGGTATAGCCAAGGCTTACACGCTGCTGGGGCTGCTGGTGGCGATTCCTGGTTTAATGCCGCGTCAAATGCTGCGCCAACATTGGCAACGCAGGGCGCACTTGCTAAAGGCGGTGGCTCCAGTGCAACGTCAACTGGGGCATCTGGTGGCGCGTCAGCGTCATGCGTTGGCACGACAGTATTTTCTGGTGGCGCCGGCGGCACTGCCAACAACAATGCCGGTGGCGGTGGTGGTGCTGGTGGCCCATCCGGCAATGGTGGCGCTGGCGGCGCTGGCTTCACAACCAATAATAAAGGCTCTGGTGGCGGTGGTGCTGCTAATGGCGGCACAGCTGGCGGCGCTGGCACAACATCGGCTGGTGGCACTGGGGGTGGCAGTGGTGGTTCTGGTTCAACCAATTCTGGTGTCGCTGGCGGTGCTGGCACGACAGCCGGCTCTGGGGGAGGTGGTGGCTTTGGCGCATCTAACATTGGTGGTTCTGGCAGTTCAACCAGCGCTCTTTGGACACAAACATCTGACTCAGCGACAGCTGGTGTAGGCGGTGGTGCTGGTGGCTCTGGTAGCAGTGGTACACCAACTGGTGGCCTGTATGGCGGTGGCGGTCCTGGCAGCTCAAGCACAACTGCGTTTGGCGGCAATGGCATCGTCATATTCACATACAACGTGTCGGGCGCCGTGTTCGCTAATGCAACCGATACCGCAACAGCAACCGCCGCATTAACAAGACCGATCGATTTAGCCGCTGGTGCAACTGGTGCGTCAACGGCAACTTCTGATATAACAATAGTAAAGCCGCTTAACGCCAGTGCAACTGATACTGCGACAGCGACTGCCGACATAACTGCGCAGATTAAATTTGCTGCCAATGCTACCGCTAGTGCTACCGCGACTGCCGACATAACAACGTCAAGCTCAACTACCTATCCTGTCACCACGCTTTTAGCCAGCCGCGGTGCTGGGTCCGACGTGCAGTGCATTGCTAATAACGGCACTGCATTTGGCTTCGATTTCGACGCTGGCCCCGGCAACAACATAACGTGTAGCTGGGATCTCGCTGGAAACCGCACAGATATCACAGCCATCAGCTTCAACACCTACCTCACAACAATGTGTTGTTCAGCCGATGGCACTATTTTATATGGTATCGACTGGGACAACAATGTCTGGCGACTCAGTGGTTCTGGCTTCACGACGCAAACCGCGTTTGCTACCCCCATTTATGGCATTCAATCATTGCAATGCACCGCGGATGGTTCGATCCTTGTCGCTTCAAAATACGGCGCTGATTATACCGAGGTGGCAGTATGGAACGCCAGTAATCCGTCTACTTACACAACACTCACCAATCCGTTCACTACTAACTTTGACGCGGGCATTAGGGCATATGTGTCCGATGATGGCAGCGTTGTAGCCGATGACGGCAGCAATTATAGCGGTGGCCAGTATGCCATTTGGTGGACAGGTGGCGGCTCGACCTCACACTACATAGCAAGATCTGCACCAGTGTGGGTATTCAATTGCACCAGTGCAAAAGTGCTGGCGTTCGAAACCAGTGCGGGTTTCTACGAAATTGACGTCACGACCGGTGCTACAACCAGTTGGGGCAGTTTACCTGGATCCTTTAGTCCGGAGGGATTTTGTAAAACACCCGGGTCATCTGATTGCAATGTTGTAATCGGTATCGGTGCGGATGACAGCAGCGGCTATGCCACAGTCGCGTACTACAACCATTCGGCCAACACATTAGGAAATATTTCTGGGCCAAGCGCGTCGCCACCGCCTACTGGCGGCGTTTGGGCTGATATGCGAGCGGGAGCAATCTCACGCAACGGCTTATTCATTGGTTTCACAGGGCTCGACGCCAACACGTCAAATGTCTGGCCATTTGTAACACAAGTCAGCGCACCTGGAGGCACAGCAGCAGCACTAGCTGGTGACGCAACGACAGTTGCGGCCGCAAGCGCCGATTTAACTACCGGTATCAACTTAAACGCCAGTGCTACTGACACAAGCACCGCAACAGCCGCATTAACGCGGGCAATTGCTTTCACTGCAAGCGCCTCTGACAGCAGCACGGCAACTGGTGCATTAACGGCTACCATCCTCTTTGCCGCAAGTGCCAGCGATACGTCTAGTGCAACTGCGGCGCTAACAACACAAACCCAGTTGAATGCAAGTGCTACTGACGTCAGTGCAGCAAGCGCGCTATTGACACGGGCTATTGATTTAGGTGGCGCTGCTTCGGGCACTGCCGCTGTAACTGGTGATTTAACCACTCAGATTTTACTCAATGCCAGCGCGTCCGACGTTAGCACATTGACGGCGGCGATAACGCGGACAATCGCATTATCAGCAAACTATGCCGATGCCAGCACATCAACAGCGGATATAACAGCAGCAATCAAATTTGCTGCCGATGCAGGCAGCATTTGCAACGCAACTGCCGACCTTGGTGGTGGTATTGTTATTGCCGCGGCAGCAACTGGTGTATCGACGTCAACTGCCGATATTACGACCCAAATACTGTTAGCGGCCGCGGCAAGCGACGCAACAAGTGTAACAGCGGCGTTAACGCGCCCAATCCAGCTGGCAGGTGACGCTGCTAACGTAACAACTGCGTCAGCCGCTATTACGCGAGCGATCGACTTGGTTGCAGCAGCATCTAATGCAACCACTGTAACGGGGGCAGTAACACGGGCAATAGCATTAGCTGCCAGTGTTGCAGATACCGCCACAGCAACGGCAGCAGCTACGCGTGCAGTCCAACTTGTTGCTGGTGCAGCCGACATATCAGCTGCAAACGCCGACTTAACAGCTGGCAGACTATTAGCAGCAGGTGCTACCGCTACCGCAATGGCGACTGCCGCTATTGATACTCAGATCCTGTTTGCTGCCGCTGCAAATGCGGTTAGCACCGCGTCGGCGTTAATTGATGGCACTGCCGTGCTGTCGGTGTTTCCAACAGCCAACGTGCAACTGCTGCCCGAAGCTGTCGCTGACCTAAACGTCAGCTATGCACTAAACGCGGCTAGCGCATGTGATACTGGTGTGGCAGGTGATATGGAGGTATCGCGGCCGTTGAATTCGACTGTGGTCGTCGATCTCGCTGCCAGCGTGTCGCTTATTCGCTCAGCGCGGCTGTTCAGCAACGCAAGTTTTGGCGTGTCGATTACGCCAACCACGTCGACTGTAAGGCATCCGCTCGCTACAACAGCAACGATTGGACTGTCTATAAGTGGTGACTTATTTGGTCTACAACCGACTGTTCAACTGGCGACGAGCGGTTCAGTTGACACTGCTGTTGCAGCGCCAGCTTGTGGTAATAAGCCGTTAGACTGCGCTGCAATGATTGATTTGTTTACTGCGCCGCCACTTATTGGCGGCAATGGGGTAGCGCTCGTTGTAACCCACCCCTACATCGATATTACGTTATCAGTATAGGGCGACCATGTTGGTTGCCGTCGTCGATGTAGCTGAAACCTGAGTGCACACAATCGGTAGCACCGAACCGCTTTGAACATTTGAAAACAGCACAGTCTGGCCACTCGACATAACGACGTTGACGTTACCCGCTGTGCCAACATACAGTGCGCGTGCGGTGATTGCACCGGTCCCTGGATTGAAATTGCTGCCGGGTGTAACGACGACGGCGCTGCTAGCCGATCCCATGCCAACAACATTGCCAGAGCTGTCAACCTGAACAACAGGAACGGTTTGTTTGCCTTCACGAATCGGATAGGTTGCCATCAGTTACTCCACATAATCAATCGCGTTTGTGATTACTTAGCTTAAGTTCAATCGTTTTTAGGTCTTTCACCTGGCTGCGCGGTAGCTCAAGCTGTTCGCGTAATTGGTGGAGAATTTGTCGGCGTTTTTCCAGTTTATCTTCAAAGTTTTTCGATCGTGCCGTGTAGTCATCTTGAAGTTGTTTCAGGTATTGATTATATGTCATTCAATGTCTCGCATACAGGTCGTCCGTGTTACGACATAGGATTTTTTATCAAGGCTTTCAAATTGAACGTGCATCACGTAGGCGGTGTAACCGGGTAGACAATGGAGGGTTGGTCGCCACGCCACAACCATCAGAATCGCAACCGCAATGGTGACAACGAGCACTGCCGCAGACGCCGCAAACACTTGTGGATTCATCCATTGTTTAGCGTTTCCTCGTGCGCCATTCAAGGTTACCAGGTCGATACCCCTGGGTTGGATCGCGGCGGCACAGGCGGTAGCGCTCCCCTGGTTTCCAGCCAATTATGCTGAACATTTCCGCTGACGTCGTAAAGGCAAATGGCAGGTTACACGCCGCAGCGTAGTGCCGCATCGATACAAACAAATTACCGTGATAGCGTTCAATCTCGTTGTTATATACCCGTCCTGCGCGGCGTGCAGTGCTGTGGGCGCTCATATTCGCTTGTTGTTCAACCCGGGTTGCCCATTTGCAGTTGCCTGGCTCGTAATTGCCATCATTATCGATCCGCTCGATCGAATATTCGCCTTTGCGTGTGCCATCACCAAGGGGTCGTGGGCCGACATCGCGGTAGAAATACCAAAAACTTTTCCGCCAAAGTGGACAGACTGAAATGCCACGCCCGCCATAGGTGTGAAATTGCTTGTTTTTCCTGCTGTAACAGCGGTGCTTCAGGTTAACGTAGCACTGGCTTTCAATCTGTGTGATCGTTGTGAGGGGCATATGCCGAAATTCTGACTGCTTTATCGCCGCTCGCACAATCTGTTCGATCAGTTCCGCGTCGGTTACGTGCTTTATCTCGTTTACCAGATTGGTCATGAATTTGTGGAGTTGTGGGTCGACAACCCGTGCGTGTCTGCGTATTGCCATAAAATAATTTATGGCATTTTGGTGAAATTGCGGGGAAATTAGCCAAAAATCACAATAAAATGGCCCCAATTAAGGGGCCATTGTTACCTATGATGGAAATGTCTCCCAAAACTTTATTGAGTCACGTAAGCAACTACTGAAACCGACACTCACTTTTTTGATGGCGTGCTCGGTGTCAAATTCGATTGCTAGGATGCGGCGGTTTTTTGGCGTTTCATTTTCGGCAGTAAACCCCCACATCATACCTTCGGCGTGACATGCAATCAATTCGCTGTGATGTGTCTTCTCGAAATACGCCAGCATTTTAATAACATCGTCCCATTCAGTCTTGTTCGTGCACACAAAACTGGAAGTCGACGTGATGGCCCACTCCCATTCCGATGAGATGACCGTCATGTCTGGCTTGTCTTGCTGACCAAGTTCATCACTACGTCACGTGGCTTTGGGTTTGGTTTAGGCGGCTGATTGATATGACTGTTTAGGTTTTTTAGCAGCAGGTTGGCCTCTTCGCGATAGGTGTTGACTAGCTCCTGGTAATGACTGATCCGGTCTTGCACCTGCAAATAACGACGGAGTTCCTTCAGCACATATTGGTTGTCCATGTCTGCTCCTGGTGTTGCCGAGTTCTTACTAATTTATTCTGAATAAATATGTCAAGATTGTGGAGGTGACTTTGCCCGAAATCACCTCCAACAGCCATCAACTGATTAATAACTCCAACAATATATTTATAGGTGAGATAGATGGATCTGGTCAATATCAATTTCGGGCATCACATTATCGGGGGACATGATGCCCACACATTTGCAAAACAAGTTGATCAACTGCGCCAATTCACATAGGGGTGGTGACAGAGCAAAAAATAAACGGCCATGTGGCAGTGACTGGTGTGTCAGGTGCAGTGCACGTAGGACTGAGTTACTGGTTGGCGAAGCACTGTTGAAATTTGGCAACAGCAATACAAAACTGTATCATACGACCGCGCAAATAGGACCAACACAAGATTATCAGCAAGCGATCAGATTGGCGATACCACTTCTCCACGAAATGGCTAAGCATGATATTGAGTGTATCGGTAGCCTCGAGTATAGCGATCCTAAGGAGACTGCAACCTGGCAGCAATTCTTTGCTAAAAAGCCTTTCTATGCAAAATTACATAAAGGTGAAGCACATTTCCATATCATCACCAACCAGTATTTCAAAAAAGATGATGCGATCATGCGTTCAACCTTGTTCAATTTTAAAGATCAGCTGTATCAGCAGATCCAAGGCAAGGGGAAATATAAAGACCAGTCTACTGCAGGATTCATCACAAAGTTAATCGAATATGGTAGAAAGCGAACTCGTATTGCTAGGAGACACTGGTTTCAATCCATCACAGACTCTGATCAACAATTGTCGTTTAAGGTTGAATATGGCGAGGTGTATCTGTGGGATCATGGTAAGGAAGAGTGGGTAGAGCATAGGATACGAGAGTGTAATGGTGTCAAACTTTGTGATCATAATTTCAGTTATCGTGGTAGGGATGAGTTCGTAGAGAATGTAAGGAAAATTGAAGGTGAGAGTGGTGGAGGATTGGGGTCAGTCGGGTTGAAAGGTAAGGTCAATAATCTCACCAGTTCACGACGTGGTTATGCGCTGCCATCTGACCCAGTTGACCCCACGGCGAAATACTATATCAACAAGCACGGCATCATCACACAAGCAAAAAGGAAACGCAATGTCAAGACCAAAAGGCGCTAAGTTGTCTGAAGAATCAAAATTGAAAATGTCGAAAAGCAAAACTGGTGTGCCTCGATCCGCTGATGCGAGGCAAAAGATTTCAATTGGCCTGAAGACGAAATATCGCAAGACACCAGAACATATTCGCAATGCAGCCGAAGCCCGCTGGGGTAGCAAATGATACCCCTGCAAGGGGTCATTGCTACCCGCTACTGGTGATTATGTGCTAGGACTTAATAAGCCGCTTCTTGCTTGCCTTGCGGCTCTTACCCTTAATCTTATGCACCAGTTTTACGCCATCAAGGACTGGGTCAAATTTCGGTGTTACCATTTTGACACGAAGTTTCCCCCTGACCTTAATCTTCGGCATTCTCCTCCTCCGCGTCGGCTAGATAGTCCTGCTATGCAGTATTCATTTTACAACATAGGCTTGATATGTCAACCCAGCTCTGCTAACTAGACGATGGAATATGGCACGCGGATTACCTGTCAAATGTTCCATCCACATATGATAGACTGGTTGGTGAGGAATGTATTTCACAATTGGCAATTGCATTATGACGGAGGTAAGTTCACCTTCCTATTCGAATCATATTACGATGCGATCGACTTCAACGCCTATTGGATGAATTTGACGAAGAAACTATGAGCAAATATTGTGACGTATGTGGACATAGGTTGTCAGCAAACCAGAACTCGTTTCGCTATCCAATTGGCGACACGTGCAATCGCTGTGTGGCGGAGTTCCTCGAAATTGACCTCGATTTCGGTGGACTGATAAGCGACTACGATCTCGACAAAATGCACAAAGAACACCAACGCCATCTTGAGGAAGCAGTCAATGTCATTAACCGAACAGCAGAAGATTCAAATCCTAACTGACATCGAGGAGAAACACCTTGATGATCAGCCAGCCGAGTTCGTTGTTGATGTCGGCTATAACCTGCTTATGCGAGCGCTCGACACGCTTAGCCAGGATGGACGCCACCAATATGTGATTGAGGCAATAACCTATATCGTAAATCAGCTGTCACAAAAGATGACGCTGTATCTCTCCGACATAATTCCACCTGACAAAAGCAAGCTGCACTAAATATACTTGCCTTTTCAAAATGGGTGAGAAGTTAAACTAGTCATTTGGCGGGCCGCAATCGGTTTGACGATACGCGTCATGTGGGCCTTAAGAACCAGCTAGATATAGCATGTTTAGCTGGTTTCTTGATGATCAATTTAAATAGCTGCGGCGCTCAGGTGTTGTTCAACAACAATCCTAAAAAGCATAATATGGAACTTGGGCGCCAATTACACCCGCTTAGCTTCAGCCTGGTTGTGTCGGCTGCCCTGCTTGCTGTGGCGGCTGTGGTGGACTCGGCTGCGCTGGCATATGTGTGCCAAGTGCTTGTGCTGCGCCCTGCTGCGCATCCTTTGGATCGGGCGGCGGACCTGGATGCGGACGGTGTCCAAGGGCTAGGCTGGGGGCACTCGGCTGTTGTCCTGGTTGCTGCGGCGCCGTTGTTGCAATACTTGCATTCTGGTTCTGAGCAAGGTAGGTCATATGCTGCTGGATATGTGCTGCAATGCCAGCAAGGATAGCAGGACCATTTGCTATGCCAAGTTTCTGTGCAAGATCAGGTTTCCTTAACCAAGGAGTCGAGAACAACCTTGTATGCATCTGGATGTGCTGCTCGTGATTATCCAAAGCCATAACCTGGACTTGATCGCCGTTCATCAGCCATTCATTTTCTGATAGCAGTTCGTTATTCAATTCTCTCACTGGATCACTGACTGGACCTAAGTTACCCGATTGTGCAACCTGGAGTGCTTCTTGGGGCGTTGCGTTGCCGTATTGAAGCATCTGTTGGGCGAAGCCCATGCGTCCTTGCGGCGTGCTCATTACACTGTTGCCTTGTTCGACAATAACCTGATCAAAATCCTCAAGGGCTGACGCCAATACAATTTCACGGGATGCGACGTTTTTGCCCATAATTCGAATGGTTTTTTCCGTCCTGCCAAATACCCTCAGGACGTGCAACAAGCTGGTCATAACGTTGCTGCAAAATGTTGCATAGTTTGCACTCATATTGCCCTGGTTGGCTGTTGTCTGTCCGGCGAGGAACAACATTGCGCTTCCGGTGCTATTAGCCCCTGGCGCTTGGCCTCTGCTTGCATTTGACACAGATGGAATTTCCTGCATCATTTGCGTCAGGTCCTTCAGGTGAGTGAAGAGTGTTTCAGGAATTGCCGTCAAGTTCAAACCAGCAGGTGGCTGGGCCCCTGGCGGATATTCGAGGAGCTTATGACCTTCATCCAATGTGCGTGGAGATAGCTGGGTTCCTTGCTGTGCAACGACAAATTGTGATGCGTAGTTATTGGCATTTGAGCTTATTGCCGAAACGAGACTGTTGATATTCTCCTGGATTGCCAACATTTCATTGATCGGGCTGTAGCCAAGCAAGATGTCGGTTTGTTCATCAGGAACAAATCTCTCGACCGGCAGGCGCGGATAGATCAGACCAACCGGTGATTCAAATATTAACTTGCCATTCTCCAGCATCATGCAAAATCTGCCATTCGGCATGAACGCCGTGTTCCGGTGGAAAAACTTAAACACCTGGACGTCATTGCTCATGTCAGGCGTCTGCGTGTAGTGATAGCGATTCGGCTCATATTGTGAATCGCTTTCGATGACGACTGCTTTGCCTCGGCAGCTTTCGATATCAGATTTGAATTCAGGAAATGCTGCTTTCAGTTTTTCTCGATCAACCCAGTCTCTGACGATAATCCAATCTAGGTCAGACCAGCTGCTTTTTGTCACATCGTAGCACACATCCCACATCTGGAGGATGGTTAATGATGGCGCCCCCTTCCAAATTCCTGGATCAACCGGATCATTGTCATTGGTGCCTGCGAAGTAGTCCCATTCGATCATCATAAACGCACTGTCGCATACGACGCCACATTCAACCGCCTTATTGATCTTTTGATCGAGGCGCAAATCGCGGCGATAGTAATCCAACACCCCCTGGTAAAGGGCGGTTGCCTCGAGCGCGTCAGCGTCCGCGTTCGTTGACAGGCAGTTAAATCCAGGTGGATTTTGTACGATTGATGACAGGACAGTTTTTAACAGCGAACGTAGATGATTGACAGATAGAAATTGAAATTCACCTTGGCTACCCCATTGCGTCATCAATGATAGGTGCGGAATTTCAGGATTACTTCTGTATTCGTTGTGATAATAATTCAACTTGAGTTTGTAAGCCCTGAGCAAGCCGCTCTGTTGCATCCATTCGCGGAATTGGCGGAACCTGTCAACAACGGCCGAGGCTAGATCATCGCCCTCCAAGTGCGCCCAATATGTCGATAGCTCGGCGCCATCAATGTCGTTTAATCCGAGATCAGCTGCAAGCTGGTCATAGCCGCCATTTATTGTGGTGAATTGGCTGCCGGACATTATGCTGCCTCGGCTGCAGGCGCATCGACAAATTCGTCAACTTTGACAATTTTCGGATGGATCCGCGGTCTGCCGACAGGTCGACGCACTTTAACCTCTTCCGGCTTCTTCAGCCATTCAGGATAGGGTTGCGTTGCGACATAGTTTTGCCAGGAAAGATACGTTAGTGCGGCGATAATCTTGGCGAGATTAAAGTTGTAATCTTTTTCCTGCAAAGCGGTCATAATGCACATCGCAAGGCAACGTTCAGTGATTCGCCTGCCATCCATCCAATACTCAAATTTAAATTCTGGGGATAGGCGACCTTTCCTTTCTGGTTCAGGTACAAACTTCAACTCAACACTTTTGTCGAGGATAAACCATTCAACCAGCTCAGCCAATCGCTGAGTAACTGTCTTGCCATTTGCTGCCTGTGCCATCGACTAAATAATCCTTGGGAAATTCACCAATATTCGCCAGCACTGCTGACCACATATTTAGCGAAAGACATGATGAGCGACGCCGAGGAACCAAATATTATTGTCCGCCGTGAGAAACCGGTAACCAAGTTGCCGTGGTACGATGCGCGTGGCTTGCGTCACCCCCTGTCAGATGAGGATTTTATTAACGCCTACTGTGAACATGTCCTGTGCACCACAGAAGACCACAGTGTCAAAATTGTGCGTAATCGCGCATATAAGTTCATAAGGAACTTCATGGCGCCTGAAATCGAAAAAGCTCTCGCTGCATACCGGAAGACTTACAAGTGAAGAAATACGCGCCTTTGATTTCCGTCACTGCTTGGTTGATATCGCTAGTTGCTGTGCTGTGGTATCCAAATGCGGCATGGGCGGTCGTGGCTACATCGGTTAATCTGATCCACGCGCGTTGGACGCAACACAGTGCTGGCAAGCCATTTGCCATCCGTGTTCGCGAAGTGTTAGACAATGATATAGATAATTGGCAGTCACAGCTACAGGCTCTTGAAAAAGGCGTAGAAGACGTCAAGGAAGCCCAAATCAGGATAGCTGGTCAATTTCGAGGAGCCCGACCATGAGTTATCGGCGCGGTGATCTACTGTTTCGCGATATCAATACTGCCAAGGAAGTGCAGCTGGATATCGATCCAAGGATTGACCGGATCAAAGATAAAGTTTTGACGTACCTTGACGAGACAGATATGAAAGATTGGACAGCGCCGCAATGGCAGACTTATCGATTGATACTGACTACGAAAAACCACCATCTGACTTCCTCGAAGAAATCGAATCTCGACAACAAATCACTCGAGGATCTGAGGAAGGATTTGATGAATTCGGGCGATCGCTAGAGCTCCTTAAATGGCAGCCAATTGACTTTCTGTCATTAAATCAAGCGCAACGCGAAGCGTGCCATGAACTGTTTCGCCGTGGCGATGTCTCGTGGTTTTTGCACCCAGAGCAGCAAAAGCTGCTTAATTGGATTGATGCAAAGCATCGCGAAATAGCTACAATCTGCATTTCTCGCCAATTTGGTAAGACAACAATGTTGTTGGCGTGGGCGATCGCCTATTGCCTCGCCCGTCCAAAAGCAAGCGTGCTGTTTGTTGCCCCACATCGGCAGCAAGTTATCACCATCCTGCAGCCAAAACTGAATCTCGTCTTTCAGTTCATTCCTGAGGATGTGTTACCGACTAAGTCCGGTAATATTTGGACGTTTCCAAATGGCTCACAATTCAGGATTGACGGCGTTGCTATTGGCAAGGGCACAAAACTACGTGGCGATAGTGTGCACCTGTGTATTATGGATGAATGCCGTGATATGCCTGAACTCCAGGAGATGATTGAATCAGTTATCGCGCCAATGCTGTCAACAACTGATGGTCGGCTTGTGCTGATTTCGACGCCGCCACATTCACCTCTCCACAGTTTCACAAAAAAATATATCGCTGACTGTTTGACGAGAGGTGATTTTTATTCCGCGACATACAAGCAGAATCCACTCGTCTCCACAAAGCGATTGCGATATCTCATTGAGGTACAACATCCAGGTGGCGAGGAAAATCCGGTTTTTCGCCGCGAATGGATGGCTGACTGGTCAATAACTGATCCTGAAAAGCGCGTCGTCCGTGAATGGGATGAAGCGACAAATGACAAGTTTTTCGAGGATTATCCTGGTCCTCCAGCAGTCGTCCGTCCTTATATAGGGCTCGATTACGCCTTCTCCGACCCCGCTGGAATCATAGCTGGTTATTATGATTTTAATTGTGGCTGCTTCATTATTGTTGATGAATGGTTTGAACGCGGCAAAAACAGCGATGAAGTTGGCAGCCAAATTATGGAAATGGAGCGGAAACTAAAAGTCGAAATACCTGGTGCACTCGAACCAATCAGGGTCATGGATATCGATCCGGGTTTAATGGCTGATCTATGGGGGCGGTTTAATCTGCGGTTTGAACCAGCGATGAAGGTTCCGTCGACCATCACCATGTTGAATCGCCTTCGCGTCGCTATTAACGAAGGCAAACTACGTATCCGAAGAAACTGCACGCAACTGCGTTTTCAGCTGAAGGCGGGTGTGTTTAACGCGTCTGGCTCCGATTATATGCGAACGCGGGATGGCGGTCACCTTGACCTTATTGATGCCACGAAATACGTAATCCTCAACATGCGCTGGCATGAAGCGCCATTTGGACGACCAAAGGAGCAAGCCGTTGGACCAAACCAAATGCGGATTGGCGGCTTTATGCCGACCGGCAGCTTTCGTGATGGTGTTATCCAAAGACCGCGTTAAGCTGTTGCAATCCATTGCTGGTATGCTAGTATCTGGCATCGGTTAACAAGGAGGCTAACATGCGTTCGTTGTTATGTGTAGCAATGGTATGCTTGCCATTCGCGGTGCACGCGCAGGACTTTACCACGCGCCAAAGCGTTATGGGAGCGCCGCAATACGGCTTTGACACCACCAACAACCACACAGGGGCAATGTACCACACCCAGGACATTGTTATGGGCCACCCCGAGTATGGTAGAACCACAACTGGGCCAAACGGCAACCAGTGCACCACCCGTTACAATGTGATCGGTCACCCCGAATACGGCACCAACACAAGCTGTTAGGACCGTTGCTATGCACGGGCTTGCCGTATTATTCATCCTGTTGGTGTTTTATTTGATGCTGGCAAGCTCGTGCAAGCCACAAAAGCCTCCAAAGCCAAGGCCACAAGATAGCGGCGACCTAACGCCCGACCAGCTAGTTGCTATGCGGATGGCGCGCATAAAAGCAAGCGAAATAAGGCCTAGCCGGTTTCCTGATGGTACTGGCTTTTATATTGGCTTTGTGCTAATGTGCGCCGTTACGGCGTATATTTTTTGGACCTTTGGTCACTAGGCTGCATTTTCTTCCGTAGTCGGGAATAGCGTAGTGCGATACCGTGGATCCATTGCAAGGTTTATTAAGCCAGCCCTAAACTGCGCGTCGCTGCCCCCAGTAACCTGTCCCGCTATATCGGGCGGCAACACACTTCGCAAATAGGCTGTAGCCGACGGTCTATCCATCCGCGCAAGCGCGGTGCTGTTTGCTGGCGCTGCTGGCACTGGCTGTGTCACCGGCGGCGTGTATATGTCGGGGAACGTAGCCATTGAATGCTGCTGTGGCGCTGGCTGTGGCGCTTGCGTAGGTTCGCCGGGAAGCGTTGGATTTATTGCTGTGTTGATGCCTGGCTGCACAACACTTTGAACGCGTGACATCATTGGGCCAGCGGTTGGGTTTGTTAGCCGATCCGGCAGCATCGGTGACATTTTGTGATAGAGGTAACGGGCAGCGGGTATCGTGCCGATAGCTGCGCCTATTACAGGGGCATGTGGCAGTTCGGAAAGCAAATGCACTGCGCCAGCACCAAATCCAGCCGCCAACCCTGCGTGTCCCAGCGTTGTCGATGCAGTTGGGCCTGCGTGTGCGCTTTGCGCCTTTTCCGCGAGATATTTGTTTGCCTCGACAACTTTATCAAGCTGATCGGCAAGTGACGTATTCTGGGTTAATGCTTGCTTGGCTTCAGGTGACATTGCCTCCCATGCATCCATCAGCTTATCCAAGCTCCATGTGCCGTTCGGATTTGTGCCTAAGTTACGGAGAAGGCCTCGGCTTATTTGGGCGTCTGCGTTCTTGACGGCAACATCTGTCGCGCCGAGGATGTTATTGACGCGTGAGGCCCCTAATCCAGTTTGTCCAGTCGTGTAATCAGGTATCGTTTCTACGTTCTTTGCATCAGCTACGTGTGCGAGGTCGGAATTTATTGGTTCGCCTGCAGCATAAAGCCGACTTCTGCTTGCCTTGGCTGCGTCCTGAATAGCTTGTCCAGTTGTTGTCGGCGTTGCGCGTTCGGCGCCAACGAGTGTGTCCGCTGCATTGCCCAGTTGTGCCTTCGTTGCATCCGACCGTCCAAATGGCGACATTATCGCGTTAACCGCATCTTGGAACATATTGACCGGAACGTTTGTTGGCATTCGCGGCAACGGCTGGGTGACATCAGCGAGTGCTTGTGCACCAGGGGGCTTGGTGTAGAGCACTGACCTGTTTGCTAAACCACCAGCAACCCCGCCTCCGATGCCACCTGCAACAACCTGACCAAGAATATCAGCCCACCAAGGAACGTTTCCGCCATGCGCTTTGATGTAATCGGAAACATTGTTTTCCAGCTGCACACCAACGCCAGCGCCTGTGCCGGTTACCGCGTCTTTAACTGCATCACCTGCAATTTTGCCTGCTGTTAGTGCTTCAGGAAGTTCGCCTGTTTTTGAAAGGCTAGATGCTACTTTGGCGCCTTTGCCAATCAAACCTAAACCGACATTACCGCCAGCCATGCCGGCAATATTGTGCACCGCGCTAAGATATGGATCATCGGTGTGGTATGGGAAAAACCCTAGATTGTCGAGGCCTCTGCTAATTGCAGCGCTGTCGATGTTATTTGCAAAAGTCGGTGTTACAGGCGTGCCGGTTACCTTGTGATATGCGTAATTGCCTAGGTCAATAAGGTTGCCCGGCGTGCCCAGTGCTTCAATAGGCCCGCGGATTAAACCAGTGCCAGCTGCTTTAAGGAAGTCACCAAGACCCTGGCTTGGATTCATAGTCATGGATAACTCTGAATCGGGTAAACCAACTTCGCCTGTGGATCCTCCTGATCTAATGACGTTAGCTGCGCGCGTTAGCGGATTGCCAGCATCATCAGGAATAAAGTTGACCCCTGCTGATCCGTCTGGCTGTTGGGCAGGGTCATCCGGAATAAACTTAACAGCTGGGGCTGCGTCATCCGCCATTACTGATTGCCTCCAGGCTGAAGTGGATTATTATTCTGATCAAGCTGTATCGGCTTGCCGTTTGCTAAACGCCACCGCGTGCCATCTGGCAAGACATTGACGCCACCTGGTTTAAGCACTTTCAGTTCATCCGCCGTCAAAGCGCGTGGCTGTGTTGGTGTTGGCTGTTGTGGCGTCGTTGGTTGCTGATCCGGCGCTGCTCCAGGACGCTGTCGCGGCCCTGTCTGTGCTGGTGGCTGCGACGTCGTCAATGAATCGGTCGATGGAAATGCTGGTTGTCGGTTGGTCCTAGTATAATTGTTTCGCCACGACCTACGGTCAAAATTTGGCTGCTTCTGTTCTTGTTCAGCCTCAGCCAATGCATAATCATGCTCATAGTTTGCTTTATCCCTAATATGAGCAAGCTGAATAGCTGCGGCGCCCGAGGACGTAGCTGAATCCAAGGTGCTACTGCGAATCGCATCAAATTCTCGTTGATTGCGCAGATTCATTCCCTTGAACGAGCCAAGTGTTTCAGCATTCTGCAATTCGGCAATGACCATATGATACATCGTGCGCGCATCAACTTTTCCGAGGTCAAAGCTGTCGCCAAATAGTTGTTTAATTGCAGTCTGGGCTTCAATCGACAAGTGTGAATCGGACAGGGGGCCTGTGCCAATACTTTGTCCGCTAAGCGACTGCAACAATTTCAACGCCGTGTCGGCTGCTAGCGCTGTCCTGTCGGAGTTTGCTATGCGTTGGTCGAGTGGTAGCTCGTCATCTTTTGCGCCGCCTGCGCGGCGTGCAGCAGTAAGCGGATCTTCACCCGGCTTTGCAACCCAGGTGCCTTGTGGCGGCTTATCATATAGTTGCCGGTCGGCTGGTTTTGATAGGTCGAGTGTTTGCACGAGTTGTGGCGGATCACCTGGCTTGTCACCTGCTTTGTAAAGCGTCATCAAATTTTGCGGTTGCTGCGGATTGAGACTGGTGCCACCGCCTGCAACACCACGTGCAATGTTGAATATCTTTGGCCCAGCTACAGCGATTGGATCACTCAAGCTGCCGCCTTGCTGCACGTATTGCTGGAGGATCTGTGATGCAGCTTCCTGGTTTCCGGCAACACTGGTTACCAACTGGCGGATCGCTTCGGCATTGGCGGTGCCATATGTCAGCGACGTCTTTCCAGTATTTTCCACATAGTCAGCAATATTCTTGCTGAGGGGACCACCTAAGCCAAGAGCTTTATACTGTGCTTCGTTCGGCCCTTTTAGTATGTCAGCGCCCATATTGTATTGTTGCAGGGCGAGGTTATCTGCACGAGCGCGTGCGGCAACATCAATTGCGCGTTCATTTTGTAGAGCTGAAAGCTGCGCGTTGCCATTTGGAATCGCATTCATCAGCACACTGCCGGCTGTCGTATGGGTGCCTGGCTGTGCTGCTGCAAGCGCCATATCGAGCTTGCTCTGGGCGTCCTGAACATCCTGAAACAAAGTAGGTGTTGCTGCTTTGACATATTTGTCTTGCAACGCTTGCAACTTCGCATAAAGTGCTGGCTGTGATGCAAGCCAATCAGCGATTCCTTTCTTCTGGTCACCGAATATTGAGTCAACCGAGGGAAATAGATTGGAACCTGGTGCAGAGTTTGCTTGATATGTTGCTGCTGGGGCTCCCGGTGCTCCTGACGGGCCTTTCGCATTTTTGCCTGGTGCTGGCATATTAGGATCGCCGCCAAATGTCTTTGCAGCCAAGGCATATACCTGACCGACAGTCAATGGCGTGCCGTTCTGGTCGAAAAACACGTGCCTATTAGCATTAACAGCTTCTGGTGATGCTGCGAGATACGCCGGGCTGCTTGGATCCGCCATCAAAAAACGCGCTGCGCCGTTCGGACCAAGGAAGTGTGCCATGTGCAAATCAACTTCGGTTGGTGTCCGATCGATCATTGGCGTTAAGGCTTCGAAATTATCCTGCGATAACGTTATCATCACCGCTGGGTCATTTCTATCCTTATTTGCTAATTCAGGATGCTTTTTGACCAGTGCATCGTAGGTAGCATCAGTTATTTGCCAGTTGCCATATGCGCTGCTGTTTGGATTTTTGGCGGTTGGTGATCCGTGTTCCCACGTCTGAGTATGCTTGAGGTAATCTCTGTATAGATCTTGGAAACGTGGTGGGGCATTAGCCGGAACAGAGGGTAGAACCGGCGCAACAACAGGATTAATGCCGGGCGTTGCAGGACCTGTCGGCGAGCCGCTATTGCCCGCCGGGCCTGTCGGCGAGCCAGTATTGCCGTCCGTGCTTGTTGGCGAGCCGACATTGCCCTCCGGGCCTATCGGCGCAACTGGTGATGTCAGCGAGGCGCTATTAAATCCTTGTGCCGGTTGCCATATTGGATCCGATGGATCGGCAACCGGCATGATGCCAGAGCTGAGGTCGATCGGTGCCAAACCGCCTAGCTGGTTTTCATCTGGGTTGATTGTTGGCATCTATTACTCCTATGAACCCAACCGCCTATACAAGCCTAAATCAGTCAAGCTTTGTGTGCCTGCGCCGCCTGCTGTATAACCATAGTTTGCTGGATCATAATAACTGCTGCTATTAATGTTGCCGCTAGCACCGGTATTATCAGCGGTGTACTGGTTGTAGGCTTTAGTGCCAATATTTGCGAGGTCACCGAGACTGCTTAATCCTGAATTCAGTGCTTGCTGATCAGACGCTGCTCGCTGCGCATATGCAGCACTTTCCGCATTGCTTTGCGTAGCCTGCTGCCCAATCGCACCCGCAGCGCCTTGCGTCTTTTGCACTTGGTCGTTGAACATTGTCTGCGCCAAGTTGTTATGGTATTGCAGATTGTTATTAGCCGTTGCTACGTTATTATTGGCGACAGTCTGCTGGCCCAATTCATTAAATTTCTGTGCCTCGTTTTGGATTTGAGCGGCGTTTTGCGCTGCATCCGTGCGAAGTTTCTGCACTTGCGTATTAAAGGTGTTGGCAATATCGGCCATATTCTTGCTTATAGTGCCACTCTCACCGCGAATATTACCAGCCAAAGTGCCAGCATTGTTGATCGCGTTAATCTGCCTCGTCATTGCAGCTTGCAGCGCAGCGTTATAATTCTGATTTGCATTGTTTGCCGCTACTTGGTTTGCTGCTAGGCGCCCGGCCAATTCCGCACCCGATCCACCAAGTCCTCGTGCTTGGAGCTGAGCTTGTACCTGGTTTGCTGCTGCACTTTCCGCTGCTGCCTGCTGCTGCTGAATTTGTTGAAGGGCTACAATGTCTGCTGGCTGGAGACCACCTTTGGCGAGCGCCTGAAGTTGCGCAAGGGCTTGATTCTGTGCATCGAGCGACGCCTGGTCGTCGTGCATCTGGGTAACCTGACCAATATAGGGTTCATAGGCAACTGGGTTATAGTTTTGCAGCCATGTCTGGAACATAAGGTTGCTGGTGTCTTGTGGCGGCATCTGCAGATCTTGCCACAAATCAGACGCGTTTTGCCTATATTGTGCAGCCTGTGCTGCTGCTGCATCGGCTTTTCTCTGGTCGCTGCCTGCCTGCAAGCCTTGAGCGATGCCTGCACCTGCCTTTGCAGCAACACCAATACCCCCGACGACCGCTGCGCCTACGCCACCAAACGCCATCTTAAATTTCCTTCATCCAAAGGACCTCTCGTGCTTGATAGCCGAGATACTTGAATATTTTGCCCATTGGTACTCTGGTTTTCTCGTGATAGATCACACAATAGACGTCATATTTCTTCAGCATCTTCTCGGCTTCAACAAACATTTTGATGCCTGTTGTGCCTTTGCGGAATTCCTCTTTCAGGAAGAATGCGTCATCATGTGCGAGTAAAACCTGATAATGTGGCGCTTTCCACAAGACAAAGATGATGTAGCCAACCAACTGATTATCACTGCGCACAGTTAGCGTATGCAATGCGTCAGATTCTTCATATCTCTGAAACAGGGGCCAGTCGATATCAAGTTCTGGCCCTTCACCACCGGATACGTAGAGCCAATGCTCGTGGATTAGTTGAGCAATTTCATCCTTTACATCACTGAATCGCTCTTCCGCATATTGAATCATGCGAATATTTAGTGAAAGGTCTTAATCTTTCCAGCAATCAACGATTAAGTGAATTCTAGGTGCTGTTCCAAGATTAGCGACGCGGTGGAGTGAATGCTTGTCAAACCAATAAAGTTGACCGGGTTTCATAAAAACAGTTTCAACGTCGTCTTCATCATCACCAATTTTGCAGAAACAACCATCGTTTGTTGTTATGCATAGGTGATAACGGTCAGTGTTTTCCGCGTAAATGCCCTGGTCGATATGGGGATCGATATAGCCACCAGGCGCCAGTTCAACGATCATTGCGCGGGCCGGTTCTTGAAATGTGAGGAAGGCTATCCGGCGAATCACTTTGCTGAAGGCATCTTCAGTCATCAGGGGCCAGTCAATCACTTCTAGCGAATTCAAAAATTTGTCAGCTGTGAAAGGCGGGTGAGGCATCCGGAGATACATTGCCCGGGTGTCTTTGTGTGGCGAGCCTTCAATATCCTGGCGAATCGTCACTGCATTGTAGACGTCTTCATTCTTTTTGATTGCCTCGAGGATTGGTTCAATATCGATTAGTCCAATGAGATCGAAATGCTTCATCGTGCTCTTGCCAGTGCTGCTTGGAGGGCGCTACGGACCAATTGCTGTTTTGCCGGAGGCATGGCGTTCATTTTGTTGAGAGCAACCAAATTATTCTCGCCAACAGCATTAACACTAGGCCGACGCACAACAAATTCGCCATCATCAACACGAGCAGGAATATCATCACGTATACCTGGATTGCCGGTGCCAACTGGAATATAACCACCTTTTGTGTATCCTAACGTTGGTGTGCTCGGTAACGTTGCCGGCACTGCAGGCGTGGCAACGGCGGGCCCCAAAGTTGGTGCGCTGCCTGCCATTTGCTTTTCAAGCGCAGCTTGCAGTGCAGGATTGTTCGCTAGTGGGCTTGGCGTTGCTGCTGGTCCTAATGGCTGATTAGCTGGTCTTGTGCCTTGCAGTTTATTCAACGGGTTTGACATCCTCGGGCCTGGATTGCGCCTCACAACACCGCCTTTGAAGTAGTCACCACCTGACGCGGCGTCTGCACCGCTGTCTCCCGAACTTGCATCGCCGCCCGATGGTCCTTCACCACCACCCGAACCCCACGATAAGTCTTGGGGAGGGGGCGGTGGCGCTTGCACAATTTGCGCAGGTTGTGGCGTGTGCGCTGCAATCCACGCTGCGTCGGCTGCGTCCTCATTTGCCTGCATTTGTGCAAGGGCAGCCTGCCACGCGTTTGCGTCAATGCCGAGTGACGCCGCCATCCTTGGCACACCTGGCGTAACATGATCAAAGCCGTTTAGCAGCGCCTCTGCATTATTAAATTGAGTCGCCTGATCCTGTGATGTTACATTTTCTCTAGTTGGATTTTGACCGGCGAGATATTTCAAATATAGTGCTGGATCAACCGTTTGATTAAAAACATCGGGGCCATACTGGCTAACAAATTGCCTAGGCGCATAAAGGTTACGATCAAATGCAAAATCGGCTGTTGGCGCATTCGCCCACGTATCGCGTCCTTGTTGCAGAGCAAGCATTTCCTGCTGGATTGATTTGTCGTAATTGTTGGCATCAAAAATTTGGCCTTGAATCGCATTGTTCAACGCGTCACGCTGGCTGGTCACGTAGCCTTGCGCTGCGGTATTAAATGCATTTACGTCATTTGCTCGCTGTGCAGTCGCGTTTCGTGAATTTGTCGTTATCGAATTTCCGTAATTCAGCAAATTCTGAGCATTCGCTAGCTGCGCGTTTGCCGCTGCATTATAACCAGCATTGCCGCCATAAATTGTGGCGTCATACGCGCGCTGTCCTGGTGTCATTTCAGGATGCATTGTACCGAGGAGATTCTGAATGCCCGAACTGTTCGTAAGGCTCGTTGCGTCGGTGAAATATTGCTGCGTCAGCGGATCATAGCTTGCATTGTTGATTGGTGTCGGCGTGTAGCTGTTGGTCAACATCGACTGCCCAGTTGAAAGTGGTGTCGAGCCCTTAAGGACTGAAGCTAACTGATTTTGAGCATTCTGATCGAAACCGCTGAATGTGCCGAGGGTGTTGTTAAAATTTGTGTTCGCAGTGTTGATCGCATTGCCGGCATTGGTGCCTTCAGCCGCCACATAATTGACGAGTGGACTCCAATCAATATTTTGGTTTGCCGCTGTGATTTTAGCGACGTCATTCTGCGTTGCAGTTTGTGGACTTACACCGGCCGGCGCTTGTGCGACAGGCGTCCCGGTCGTGCCGGTTGTACCTGCTGTCGGACCAGCCCCGCCACCTCCAGCTGACGTAGTGGTATTAACAGTTCCTTGTGCCTGTTGATTCTCGTCATCTGTATTTGGGTTTAATACACTCGCCATCTTCTAATCCTAAGGTTCAAATACCAGGACAGTAGACACTGCGCCTGTCGGTGCCGTGCCTGAAAAATACACTGTGACCTGAAGGGTGCCGCTCGTATTATATGCGGTAATGGCGCCAGTTCCGACATAACCGCTTGCATAGCCAACTCGAACGAGAGTTGGTCTTGTTTTGAGCGATCTCAGTGTTATTGTAATCGGAACGCCATGTTTCAGACTGACTGTCTGTCTTTCACAGAGAATATTGTATGTCAGATCTACATTGTTCTGAATAAGATTATTCAGATTAATGACGATTGTATTCAAATTATTCAGGAAATTCTGAAACCACTGCGGTGAATTTGAATAGTCATCGATATTGAATCTATTCAGAGCGGAAATTTTCATTATTGAGTCACTTCATATTCATCAAACACGTCATATTCAATTGCTACTTGTGACACAAAATACTGTTCCTGGCTCACACTATGATACCAGCCAACAGTGACACTTTCTCCGGTATGATCGGGAATTGGCATATCAACTAGCCAAGGCACATTGGCCGTTGGATTGATCTGATCGCCAAATGGTGTAGTGCCCCACGCCGATTGCCCCCAACCAATTGACACTGCTCGGGTAATCGGATATGAGCTTAGTTGTGGCGCTTCATTGGTTGCAACCTCAATGGTCGCTTGGGTAACCGAGCCCTGTATTTGCTGCAGGGCCGATGTAACCGGGCTGGTTAGCATAAACCCAGCTGCATACATTGTCTTAATCATACCACTTTCACCGGCATTATTTGGTGACAAGCGCAGGTGCGATGAAATTGGCATCCGCACTGTAGCAGCACCAGCACTATAGGTGACGCTCCGATCAATTGTGAGTGTGTATGTGTTGCCTGACACCTGGGCGGCGGCAAGGACTTTTGCGAAACTAACCGACTGGTGAACTGACATGCCAGTAGTTACGCTGAATGTTGGGCTTGAGCTCCATGTAATCGTAAGAGTAGAAAGATCTGAACTTTGACTTACGATTGTAATTGGCAGAGTTTCATCTGAATAATCAGTGTTATCGCCATTATTTCTCTGTTTCAAAAGCGCAGTTTCTTGACCACTCGAAAGATACAAGGTGTAATTCGAATTCAGCGCTATGCCAGCTGCTGCTGGTTTCAAGGATCTGCACCATTCCTCAACAAATGTATGGAAAACATATGCTTGGGTGGCATAGGTGTCGCCAGCGCCCGTTGGCAAATACAGGATGTATTGCCGCGTCGCTTCACTGCCGATGCCAAATGCAACTGTGCTCAAATTTGACAATGGCAAAGCGGCATTCATAATTGCAGGTTCGATATCGAAACTGATAACAGTGACGCCTGAATTATTGACTTTTACCACGCCTTGTTGACTGAGCATGTAGACATTATTGTTCAGTGTAACCGCGGTATCACGTGCAACACAATGGCAGGTTTGATCCAATTCGTTTAAATTGAATGGGGCAACCTGTCCAGACAAATACCACACGCCGTCACTTTTGATAATGAAGCACGCGTCGCGAACTGACAGGATTTTCAAAATTGGCTGACTTAGCTGTCCGATATCCAAATAGTTGACGATTGGCACGGCGTCTGGCTGTTGAAATTGCGAATAGAACAATCTATTTGGACGTGCGTCATTCGAAGAAATAACTGTGAATCCAGACGTAGGCACAACAGGAGAAAATTCATTTCCAGTTGCAGTGCTGTCTGCCGTTAGCCAAAATGTGCCGGTCGTCATATCTCTGGCCCACAAGCGGAACAGCCCTGGAATATCGTTTATGCCGGACGTATATTCGCCATAGCACATGCCGGATGGGTCGCCGTTTATCACATGCATAAGGCTCTGCACAGTCGCTGCGATGTTTAAAGACGCAGACCCCAGCCCAGTATACATCTGGAAGTTTTGTGTTAGGACATTTTCTGTCGTGCTCGCCCTATATGTGCGAGTCACATAGGAATTCGTAAGTGTTATTGTCGTTGCGCCCGAAATCCAGTTATCGAGACCAAGCAGCGCCATATTCAATTGTTGATCGAGCGACGTATTGCCAAGAATCAGATAATCTTTATAAGTCGCAATTGCTCCTGCCAAAGGAGGCCTTGCATTGCCGGCTAACGCACCGCTCTGCGTAGCATTCGTGTAAAGGGGCGTAGACGCCTGGAGGGTGGTATCGGAAGTGCTGTCAGTAAATGACACAGTTGCGCCAGCCGCCGCTGAATTAGTGACCGCCTGAACCAAATAACAGTCGTCTCCCGGCGAGGTATTTGATGATGCAGTTGTTACTGTGCGCCACACTTCATATTTGTCACCGGTGCGAACGTCCCATGGCACCGTGAACTGCACCGTGACATTTTGCGTGCTGCCTGCGCTATTTGTGATTATCTGCGCTGTGCTTACGTCGGACCTAACTGTCTGATTGTTCGCGTCAACCCTGCTCCAAGTGACGTGGTATGCCGCTTTTGTGTTATTTGGCATTGCACTGCCAGCCCCGGCGAGACTAAGCCGCACATCAAGTCCTTTTGTGATGCCTGCACGGATTGCCGCATTGCCAATCGCGTCTAGTTTGATCGGCCCCTGGCTTGACGTGAGAAATAATGAGCCACGCGCGACTGTTGCATCCATTGTAACGCCGGATGGATTAACAAATGTGCCGGCTATCTGCGTCCGTGTGCCACTGCTGTTGTCGCCATACCACAACGTGTTATCAGTCTGATGCATGATAATCTGATTCTGGTATTCAAACAACTTGTCGACGAGGGCGCTGGTTGGATTTATGAAATAGTCAAACCCTTGCCTGTTTCCGATCATTCTTTGTCTTGTGATGACGCAGTTGTCGGCTATTTGTGCGGCGTTCCTCGTTGTGCCGGAATCTTTCCCCGGCGCTGGAATATAGGGGTTGCTGTTGAGGTCTAAGCCGCGTAGCGCCTTGTATGATACAATGTTAACCATTAATATGGTCTCACTGGGAATTGAGCGCCGCCTGTGCCAGTCGATTTTGGTTTACTGACAACCCGGTTGTTAAGGAGGGCATCAAATGCCTTGCGCGCATCGGTCACCACAACAGAACTATTTTTTATTCTGCCTGGATTGCCGCGCACCATTTCAACGCGCATGACAGTCAGCTCTAGCAATAGCGGATGCGCCTCTTCCGGCAACATCGGCACTGGGCTCTGATTTGCCAGAGCAATGTAATGTCCTGGTGCAACAAGGGGAATTGGATTTGCGAATGTTATCGTATTACCCGAAATTGTGCCGACCTGGTCATAATAGATGATACCGTTTCCGCTCTGATTATCGATAATGTCATACAGCGCGCCATTTGTGAAGTTACTTGGCATGTTGTTTAGCGTCACCGATGTAGTGGTGTCGGACGCAACTGTCTGTGTCGTCGTCGCATCAACGAGCAAATTTGGGCGGAATGGATAAGCAACAAGGAGGCTACCAGCAGATACAGGTGTTGGCAACAAGACGATATTATTACCTAAAACGTAGAACCTATCCGGCGTGCCGGTTGAAGTCGTAAAATAATTTTCGATTGATTCAATTTCTGTGCCATAGAGGCGGCGTCGGCTTCCGGTGCCATCCTCCCACCATACGTGTCGCAACGTGCCATTGACAGCTCTATATGGAATGCGGACTTGGGTTGCGCCAGCTGCAACAGGAATTGAATCCTGATAATTCAGATATTCTTCGCGTGCTTGCATAATTTCGCTGGTCAGTGCCATCATCACAAGATTGGCGAAATTCAAAAAGTCAGCTGTCACCAGTCCTGCCTGGTTGGAGCTTAGTGCCGCCATCTTGGAGCACAACTGGACAATGGACGTGGTGGTGATAATCATAGTCAATATTTAACTAAGTACTGCATCTCACAGCTGGCCACCCATGCTGGCTGTGCTGAAACACCGACCTTGCAACCCATAAGGAGGATACATGTCAGAAAGTATGACAGCAGACGCGCCTGCAAATTCAGGCACTGAATCCAGTCAGCCAGCCACTGAATCACCGGCGAGTGATTATGAAGGCTTTATCAAGCAGCATGGCGAAGAAAACTTCGAAGCTCGCGATGACGACAGCTACGAAGACCGCGAGCCCGAGGAAGAAACACCGGAAGGCATTCCGGCAAAAGACACCCTCAAAGTTAACGGTAAAGAGATCACAAAACCATATTCCGAAATCAAGGAAATGGCGCAGAAATATTCGGCGACCGAGATGAAGCTGGAAACCGCGAAAAAGGAAATTTCGGAAGCAAGACAGGCCAAGGAGCAATTCGCAAAACGCGAAGAGGCGGTGAGAAATCTCCTTGCCATTATTCAGAAGGGCGATTTCGAGACAATCAATGAATTTGCCTCGACTACTCTTGGCATGGGTGATAATTTCAACCGTGCAGTCATTCAGTATGCTCTCAAATTATATGAGCAGTCAAAAATGACGCCTGAACAAAAACGCGCTGCAGAAAATGAAAAACTAATCTCGCGTTACCGCCAGCAGGAAGAAGAGCGCAAACGCGCTGATGAGCAACGTGCCTTTCAATATCAGGTTAACCAATATGAACAGCACATAGCGGTTGAACTGCCGAAAGCAATCAAACAGGTTGGCTTGCCCGATAATGAATTTATCCGCGAACAGGTCATTATTACCTGGAGGAATGCTGTTGAACAAGGGCAAACGCCAACCGCAGCGGCGGTCGCAGCGCATGTTAAAGACAAACTCAATAAGGCAAAAGTCAGTTATTCACCGCCAGCCGCAAAACCAGTGACTCAGCCGCGTCCTGTTGCTACGCGCCAAAGCACTGGCAGGATGCAGCAGCAAGCAGAAACTGGTTACAAGTCGTGGGATGACTGGATTAAGACACGCGCTCGTTAAATGGTATACGCGCCGCTTACTTCGGCTGAGCAAACATACTGGCCAGTGATACTATACTGTCCTGTTGCGTTCGTTGTCGCAACAAGCTGGAGCGTTTGCCCGTCAACTGCCGAAAATGCCGGCGTGCCGATGCCAGACGAGGCAGAAAAGCTCGATGTTACGATTTGTGGCGTGCCGCGCATTGTGGCACGCAGGTTAATTGCGTGCGCCACGATTATGCCGGTTGGCGCATAGCCCCACAACAGGTCACTACCGCTCTGGATATAGCGTTGGCATAACACCAGTTCTTGCTGGTAAAGACGCTTTTCCAGTGCACTGACACCGGTGCCAACCTCTAGCTGAAAGCCCCAAAACTGCACAGTCGTCGTTTGCGAGACAGTGCCAGTGTTGACAAAGCCAAAACTTGATCCTGCACTAAGAAGGATCTGCACGCTCAAAAACGAATCTGGTCCGATTACTTTGCTGCCGGCGCTCGTAACTGGATCGAAGGTAACACTGTAGCGGTTAAAGGTGTTGCTCAACGTAACTGATTGGGCGGGCATAAAAACGTGTGTTGACCCGCCAGTGCCATACTCCGATGCTAACCTAATGCCAATTTGTGGTGTGCCCGATGTCGCTCGCGCCCAAAAACTAACAGTGACAGCTTTTTTGCTAAACAGTCGAATATTTTCGACGTTTTGCTTAAGCATTTCATAGTCAGTTGTGCCACCCGCATTGGTTACCGCGTATTGCAGCACGTCAGTAGCAAGTTCGTCCTGAAGTGCGACGCGTCCAGCGTCGTCTGTTTGCGTGATGCTGACGCTGCGGGCGCCGGTAACACCCCCAACATCAACCTGCCAACGGTCGATGGCAAAGCCAGCAGACGTTACAGTGCCAGGATTGCGCTGCTTAACCTGAAACGTGCCGTTAAGGAGGAAGTTGCGAAACCCCGATGTCGGCTGGATGCTCTGGATGAACGAACCCGAATTGGTCGTATCGATTGGCGCCTGTAAGCGGATGTTATTGTTGTTGCCATCGATCATTAGTTTCGTGGCTCCATTTGCAACAAGTGCCATCGTGCCAGCAGTTGGCATGTAGGCACCAGTGTCGGTGTCGAGCGCGAAACTAATACTTGGTGTGCCAGCGCTGCCCGCGGCAAACCGGATTTGCTTGTTCGACAGTAGTTGTGACCCGGTAAGTGACACGTTGCTGTTGCCAACATCGACCAAAAATGCTGACAGGTTTGCTGCCCAACCAGTCTCACCCGCCGTCGGAATCAGATACGTCGTGCCATTATAGACGACCGAAGTGCTCATGCTTAGCCGCCCATATCTGACGAGTCGCTGTCGTCGTCACCGCCACTATAACCACCATCGTCGTCGACGCTGGCAGTCTGGATTTTCAACTCGTCGTAAATTTTTGGATACTGTTCCTGCAATGCGTCAACGATTGCCTGGTTTTGCTCAGGATCTGTGTTCTGGTCTCTATCGGCATCATTGCCACTGTCTGATTGATCGGCATCAGGTGTGTCATCCACTGAATCAGCGACACTTGATGCAACTTTGCTGAGATCAACCGGCCCATTCGCTTTTGCGACAATGCCAACAGGCTGAAGATTGGTCTGGCGGTTTTTAAGTGCCTGCAATAAGGCATCGATTGATGGACCCATGTATGTCTCCACAAATATTCGCCATATTTACACTGATCAAGGCGAAAGCGGCATTGCTGCCGCTTTCATAGCACCGTTTACGAGCTTGGGCTCGGAACGATGTTCGTGATTTTGACAATCTTCCACGGTTCCGGCGTAAACATAGCTTGCAAGCTATACGTAGGCAGTGTATAACCGGTGAAGCCCTCTAGACGCCTCCACGTCGGTGACGGATCAGCCGGTCCTCCAAGCTGTATGTCTACAGCTCCTACACGCTTGACTGAACCGTCCATCGGCACCAAATAGGCTTCACCTTCCTTAATCCAGGGTGAACCACTGACTTCGATTTGTGCACCAGTCGATGTCATAATGTTCACCTTGTTGAAGCCGATTGATGCTGTGCCGCTTGCCTGGCTGCCAACGAGGTGGACGCGTCCGGTCTCTTCCATGCTGATATTGCTGAAAGTGATCGGGTTGCAGAGCAGTTTTAGCTTACCAGTGTAGCCACGGGTAAGGGGCAGTGCGGACGCTTTGTCGAGTCTGCCAAGGGTGAGCGCGCCGCCGCCATTGTTGTAGACGGACGACTGGAACATTGGATACTGCACCTGGTTAAGACCAAACAAACCGGGGCTTGAGTTGCCTTGCGTGCCAGCAATTGCGCTGAGACCCGGTGGTGTGACCCACGACGTACCTGAAGCCGCGCCATATGGTACAATCACGTCACCAGTGGTTGGTGTGCCACCTGTGATTGGACTGGCGCAAGATGCGGTGATCGTATGAGTGCCGCCGCTTGAGAAGTCAACACTGTAACCGGTCAGCGAGAACGGCACCGAATTGCGCTTTGTGCCGGATGGATTGCTGCCGGACAATGTAATGATATCGAACAGCATGCCGTCACTGCCGTACCAGATTGCTGGTGCAGTTGATGCGGCAGACAAAGTGATTGTCAACGGGCCAGGTGCGGAACCGGTCATATTGCCGGTTAGCGTGCCAAGTGTATCGCTACCATACAGCATATCCATAACCTGGTGACGCCGGTGAGACAGGAGCACGTTGTCAACAACCTGGGTAAGGGCTGACTCGAAACTCTGTGCGCTGTTTGGCTGACGAGCGCGGGCAACAAGGTCCCATGCGATGCTGCACTGCATAACAATCGCGGCAGCGTCGACCGTTGCCTGCTTGTTAACAGATGCAATTGAATTGTTCAGCTGCGCGACGCCAGCAGTACCGGTTAAGCGTGTGACGCCCTGCTCGATTGCAAGGTTGACGCTCTCTGCAAATTTGTTACCGAGCCGTTCGCCATTAGGTACGAATGGGAAAAGATCGAAGAACATTTTCACATTATCAGGAACAGCTTGGTGTACACCTTTGCCGTAGACGATTTTAGTAAGACCGTCTAATACTTGAAGATCGTTATTCTGTTGTGCCATTGTCGTGGCTCCTAATTTTTATCGTTATCGGGAAACCACCTAATCGCGCTCTGTTGGTTTACAGGTTGCTTTCGTTTGGCTTGAAGCTGTTACCTGAATATTACCAGTTGATATTCTGCTTTATCAGCGAAGCCTCTTGCGTGTTGGTGTGCACGCGTCGGGATTATTTAATAGATCGAGGTGTAACCACTAAATATTGCAGCAATAGTTGAAGGAGACGCCGATGTCTTGGACTGGATTTGCCGGAATCGGCAGTTATGATGGCACGACGTTCACTGAAACAGCGGTGTCGTCATATGCTCGCCAGTCATTCACATTTCAAGATCCAACGAAATCGGCAGTGCGTGGCGCTGGCCCAGTTGTGACATTCACAACCGATGACGTTACCGGAGACACGGTTAATGCAGTTGCATTCTATGCCGATGACAGCACAACATCGACGTTGCTGGTATATCCATTTGTTGGCGATGTCGCCTTATCACCGACCCAGCCAGTGACCGTTAATCCACACAGCATCATTGTTGACTATGTCGACCAGACGACTGCCGACGGGTTGCCACTCAATCTTGTCGCGTTTGGCGCAATATCGGGTGTCAGTGGTCCTGGCATGGTCAAAATCGCCAGTGGCAAAGTAAACACGCCAGTTTCGTTTATCGATTTCGAACTGCCAGCGGGCTATGCCGCGTTTGAACTGCAATTGATCGATTGGACGTTTACAGCCGATGCGTATATAACTGGCATAACGTCAAATGACTATGGTGCAACGTTCAACAACGATACCACCAACAACGACACGTATTACACGCTGATCACTCGCACGCGGATTATCGGCACCACAGTTACCACGCACACCGATGCAGTGTTTTATGTGACCGACGTCGCGGCCCAGCACCACACAGTAAACTGTGACATCAACCAAGGTGGGGCCAATTCGCCATTTGTCTACTACACCTACGGCACGTTCATTGATTACCAAACGTTCCTCAACACGTGTAGCAATTCAGCGCGATTTAATCCGTCATCGACGGTATCAGCGCCAACACCGGGCGCTGCCGTAAACCTAATCCGACTTGGTGACCATGCAACCCTGACAGGTGGTGGCGGCGCAACGACAATTGCATCCGGCAGCTACGTATTATGGGGCATCCAGCCCTAAAAAAGGAGTCAATTATGCCTGAACAAACATTCACCGGACTCCGTCATAAAGCTGATGGGTCTGTTGTCACTATTACTGAAACGCGTGAAATTAATGAGGCCGGCACTCGTCCACAGCCAGCAAATAATTGGGTCAGTGCTAAGGAATTCCTTGGTCGCTTGGAATTGAGCCAGTATGCATCGATCCGCGCGTTTGCCACCAATCACCTTGTTACGTCACCACACGTCATGCACTGGTTTGACATGCTGATTGCAAATAATGGCGTCGACGTTGCGTCAGACGAAACGCAGGAAGTTAAAAAAGTGTTGCTCGATAACCAGCTATTGTCGGACAATTTGACTGAGTCTCTGTTCGCACCGGGAAGCTAATATGACATGGAGCGGATATGCCGGCGTCGGCACTTATGACGGTGTAAACTTCGTTGAGTCAACGGCAAGCAGCTATGCACGGCAGGAGTTTGAATTCAGCGCAGCGCGGAACTCGCGAGTGAGTGGCCTTGGCCCAACTGTCACATTCACAAGTGACGACACGAGCGGCGAATTTGTGAACGCAATTGCATTCTATGCCGACCCGACTACAACGTCATCCCTCCTCGTGTATCCATTTGTCGCACCTATGGGCCTTGGGGCTGGTCAGCCGGTCAACATTTTGCCGTCAAATATAGTGGTCGACTATGTCGATCAAACCACGCAGGACGGACAACCCCTCAACCTCGTTACATTTGGTGAAATATCGGGTGTAAGTGGCCCTGGCATGGTGAAGTTGGCAAGTGGTACGATAACGTCGCCAATTGCGTTTCTTGACCTTGAACTGCCAGCGCCATATGTCGCATTTCAACTGCAATTTGTTGATCTCGGCCTCCAAAACGCGGTGTCCGATATTATCGGCGGTGCAACATCAATTGATGGCGGCGCGACATTCTTGGGCAATTTTGGCACATACAGCGACGTCATCCAGTTGGCTGACTGGGCTGGCTCGCCATTTTTCAGTGCAGTCAGTTCCGGTATATCATCGGCGTTTTCCGTCGGTTACGGTGGCTGCAACCACAACTCGGTCACGCTTGACATAAGCCCCGGCCCGCCATTTATCTGTTACCAGCAAGGTACGTCGGTCGATGCATCTACTGGCACCGTATACGCGCTCAAAATGACGTCTACGTGGTTTGGCGGTTTCACTCCACCAACACAGCCAATTAACGCTGTGCGCTTTGCTGATGCCAACTACTGGTTCGTTTATCAATATGGTGGCGATCCAAGCACCGTTGTTCCGTTAGCGAGTGGCAGCTATGTTCTGTGGGGCATCCAGCCGTGATTATTAAATACCACGCAGCATTTTGAGGATTACAAACTATGGCATTTACTGGCTACGTTGGACTTGGGTCCTTGTCAAACAACACGTTTACCGAAAGCACGCAGACCGGCTATGCCCGTAAGGCGTTTGCCTTCAATGATCCCAAATCTGATGGCACGGTTGCTGGTATTGGGCCATGGGTGACATTTACTACGACGACGGCTACGCCAGCGGCGGTTGGCGCCTACGCGTTCTACAGTGCAAGCAGTGGCGGCACGCCGCTCCTTGTCTATCCAATCCAACAGGCTGTGTTCTACGGCGCAAATTCGCCAGTTACTGTCAATCCTCACCTAATTCGCTTTAACATTGCCGATGGTCGCACTCATGAAAATCTGCCCGCAGTTGGCGCTAGCAAAGCTGGGGCAATCACTGGTGTTGCAGCGCCAGCAACGCAGAACCTAACAGCGAGCACTGATCCCGGTGCAAGCAATGACATCACTCAAGGCTATGACGTTGGCTCACAGTGGATTAATACGACATCCCGTGTTGTATGGACGTGTGTTGACGGCACTGCTACGGCAGCTAAGTGGATTAACCAGGGCGCAGTATACGCCAACACCTACAATGTCCAAAGCACGATAACTGGCACGCTAAGTGGTGGCACCAAGCCCCGTATTACTGCGGCTGGACAGGTTGGTGTCCTCGGCCTGCTTGTTGGGGCTAACTTTAACGCAGCCGCCACCGACCAAGCTATTCCGATCGACTTTCTAACAGCAGGCAGCGCCAACCAGTTGTCGGCATCGGCTGCAAACAAATATATCATCACTGAGATCCGCGTCGTCAATCCATCGGTGTCACTTACAACTGCGCAGGGTGGATTCTACACGGCAGTGAGCGGGGGTGGCACAATTATTGGCGCTACTACGACAGCATACACCGGTGCAACAAGTGCAACGACCTGCCAGCGGCTAACTGGCCTCACAAATATGGACAACACTGTGTTCACAGCGGCGACGCTGTACCTGCGCCTCACGACAGCGCAGGGTGCTGCTGCTACAGCTGACGTCTACATTATTGGTATGCCATTCATCTAAGTAAATAGCACGCCAGCCATGGTGAACACGGAGATCGTGTTACGGTGGAGTTTTTGGAGCCCCTTAGACGAGAGCCTTTGAAACAGCTGGCGCCTAAGTTATTAGATTAGGATGTTTTGCGGATAGAGCGCCACATAATGGCGCTCTATCTGTCATATATTACTCGTCAGCGTGATGGCCGGGGGTTGTTACACCCCCGGGTTTGAATTTACCTAAACTGTTGTTTAGCCCGTGTTGGGTTCTTTAGCCACGTTCCAAACTACGTGGAGCAGCGGTGCTTGATACTGCTATCTTGCGCCAGCTAAGCGGGGTATTTACGCGTGCTTATAGCGCATACGCGCTATAGCAGCTTATTGCAGGGGATGCAAGGGGCCTACGCGCTATGAGTGGTTGTTGCTTAGCTGTACACCTCAATCCAATGGCGCAGCCTCGCGGAACACATATCCGGGTTAAGGTATCCGTGTTCAACCAGCCGCCTATAGGTTTCGGTAAAAAAGAACGTGGCATGGTACTGTTCGTATGGCGGGTCTACGTTAACCTCAAAATCATGCGCCAGGATTTCAAGGACAGCCAGTAATGTGCGGCTTTGATGCTGGCCAACCTCAACATAGCCTGTGTCGAGTGGATCGATCTGTGCTATTGCGTCGCGGAGTTCGGCACCAGCCTCTCGCAGTGGCTTAAGCATGCGGGTAAGGGTCAGCGACTGTGCAGCGACTGGCGGTTCAGTGAATGTTACAAAACTAGTGATGCGATCCAGTTCTATCCGATTGCTTGCAAACCGCCGTTCATCGGGTGACCGTGCAATGATGATTGCGTTGCCCTTGAATGCAATGCCTGGGCTGTAGCCGTTGGTTTGCAGCCAAAACTGTGCTGTGTCGGCTGCTGGCGCTTTGGTGTGCAATAGGATGTGCAGGTCGAAAATACTATAGCTGCCCTTTGGGCTAAGTGGATATACGACAGCGTCGGGAACGTGCTGGTCAACAAAGTCGGCCAGTGCTGTGCGGTGCACCGTATGCTGGGTTACTGTGGCAGCGTGTGGCTGTATAAGGAGACAATGGATGTCGGCTGTGCCGAAATATGGATCCTTGTTGATGTCATAGCCTCGTTCCGTTTGTGGCATGTGTCGGTCCCCTTGTTTATTGCGCAGTGTAGCGATAACCATACGTAGCATAGGCGAAGGTAGCATGCAAGGGTCTTGCAACAGTGTTGGTGACGTCAATCGCGCTTTAGCTTGTCCTCGATAGTAAGCATCTTTTCCGATACCTGCTTGATGAGGTCGAATATGATCGCCTGGTTTTCGAGGATCTTCTTTTGCATCAATGCGATGTCTCTTGCCGTTTTAAGGAACTCGGTCTGATAGGTAATAAAGTCGTCGTGGTCCATATGTGCTCCTGGTTATTAGGTATTTGGAACGCAACATACAGGTGAGCGGCTGATTAAATTCTGCGATTAATGCACAGGCCAGGTGTAGCAGGTTGAAGATAATCAATCAAATGATTTCCCGCGTGGCTCCTTTTATACAAACCAGTTTCCCGTTGCTTAAACCTTTACCCACGGCTATATTGACTGTGTTAGCAAGGTTTAGCAAGCAAAGGGAGTGTAGATTATTTTGGAAAACGCTGCAGGTTAAATATGTTGCCCCTGGAAAGGCGATAAAAGAATATAGGGATTCAGAGATAGCCCCTGCCGTAACTTGACAGCTGGGGCTATTTTTGTGACAGAAAAGGAGCTAAGATGCCGAATAATGTCCGTCAACTGCTTGAGGCCAAATATATTGCTTTGTTAGATGAGTTCAAACAGGAACTGATCAATTATCGTGTCTACAAGCCGCAGCTTTCAGAACGCATTGAGCAGTTAAGAACAGGCAGGGTTGGCTATGGTGTTGAGCTGTGTTATAAGATGGACGCGTGGGGCAATATTGTAGGCATCGATAACGAAGGCGCCAAGGAACTCGCGCCTTCATTGTTTCCTAATGACGATGCAAGCGCTGGCGGATGCTTATCTCCCGATACACCGCTTGCGCAAAAGATTATCAATACGTGGCTCCTTTTATACATGTGCGATGAAGGCGCCACGGATGACGAGGTATTGTTGGCGAAATTGGAAACTGACTGACGGCCTGTAGATAACAAAGACTCAAAAAGAAGGGGCCCCGTTATAGACCCCTTCTTCAAAACTTGGAGAGTTTTAGGTTATCACCCGCCACTAATTAGCCAGGTTGCGAAGGTTCCGCTCCCTGACCATCCATCTTGCTTGGCTGCTGGCTCAGGAAGGAGAATAGGAGAAAGGTGACCGCGCCCCTGCTTAGCAGAGGGTTGGAAAAAAAGGGGCACACCCTCAGAATGACCCCCTCTTCTATATTGTCGTCTAGGGTGGCGAACAATTTGACGGTCAATTTACTGGGTCACCTTGTTGCAACGGTTGTAGCAAAAGATTGCAAGTTAACATGTTAGATGGTTGCTTATGGTTGCTTATGGTCGCTTAGCAATTGCAACCACAGCACTGGTTGCACAACTTAACGTAATATTTTATTATGCGTTGGTTTTTGCAGACCAGTGGGTGTGTGATTTAACATGTTAGACGGTTGCTTCACGGTTGTTTAAAGGTTGCTTAACATGTTAAACGATGAGACCGTAGCGGGAGACGATCATATTATTAGGATGAATGTGGGTGACCAGTAATTTGACGATCAATTTATGGGTTGATCAACCCTAGGCCAAAACCATATATTCACCATTTCGCTAGTTGTAGGCCATAATACTCCACCATTATGTCGCCTATCATGCCATCAGCCATACCATAACACTCCACCATGTCGCCTATCGTGCCATCAGCCTAGCAAACAATCAAAATTGATTCGAGGCTCGCTCATGGCAATGGGGCCATGTTACTGGCCCCATGCTGCTGTGGTTTTGGATTTAGGATTCGACCAGCGCACCTGAAGCACGCAAGGATGCCATTATGTCCGCATTGCTGTAGGTTTTAGTTTCACGCACAGTAAGCCTGGATGGATTGGCCTTTAGCACAGCCGCCGCTGGTTGCTTTAGTGCCGCAGCAAGCAGCACGTATGGATTAAGATCTGTGCGACCTTGCTTTTCGAGCCACATGCTAGCATTGGTATACAGGCTGGTGTTACCAAGCTTGCACATAACGTTGTTCCAAAACTTTGGATGGATTTTGCCATCAACCCGCAAGCAATGGTGCCAGTACCAGTTATACGTGTTACCATGCTGTTTGTAGTTGGCTTGTTGGTCCGCTAGGATCTCGTCGATCTGCGCCTGCGTCACATTAGCGAACACAACCGGGAAGTTCAGTTCCAGTATCATTGTGCGTTCCTTTGTGCTAGTCCGTTGCGTTGCGCACATAATAGCAGCTTCGCATGGTATGTCTACGGTATTCCATGGCGAAGCTATGCGCTCCGATCGCAGCAGCCACGACTTGTGTGCATGCTGTTACCATTGATCACCGTTGCAGCAACCATGTTCATGCGCTATCGTTGCGTTGTTAGCAAGGAGCAAGTGTCATGCCGCGCAAGTCGAAAGCTAGGATAACCGCCGAAAGCAAATCAAGCGCAGCGGCTAGCCTGGCTGCAAAACTCGAGGCTTTACGGTTGGCTGGGGGCTCGGCTATGGATGCCATCAAGCTGCTTAAGGATGAGGATGGCATCAAGCTGCTTAAGGATGAATTACACAGGCGTACGCCAACCAACAAGGAGCAACATTAATGTTAAGCGATCTATGCGTTGACAGCTACCTTATGATTGCCAATGCCGCTATTACCACAATCGATCGCCGTGCTGATGGCTATTACTACGAGGATGTTGGTTACGACCGTGGCGAGGTTGAAGCGCTTAAAAAGGCGATTGCTGATTTAAAGCTGCGCTATTCGGGCCAAGCGCAAACGCTTATCCGCTTGTTGGTTTTGATGGATGCGATTGCGGCATACCATGATGGTTATCAAGCCGACGAGACCGATTCGCCTGAACTGGTTAAGCGGTTTAAGCAGCGCCAAGCCGCCCTCGATGCCGCCGTTAAAGCTGTTATGGTGTTCGACGTCGAACGCAACAAACCCCACACCAAACTTACCACCGAATAACCTAACTGACACTGGCTGGAAACATGGTTACGACTTACCTTAGCCACAATACCAACAACCGTGCGTTAACCCGGTTTAAATGCCGGGTTGACCGTTTGTTGGATAACGGCGCTGCTGCACGTAAGCCCGTGCTGTATTGGCTTTGTAGGGCGTTTGTTGCTGCATATAATCACACACCGCGTAACCATGATCGGTTGAACTCGTTGATGGCTGAAATCAAACAGCTAGTTTGAATTGTGGAGGATTGTTTCGCTAGATTGGAGGTTTTTGATCAGTTGTCACCATACCCTGGTTTGATTGTGGCGAAATAATCTGATTACCACTCATCG